TCTGGACTTGAGGACCTACGCAAGCCCTGGGAACTGCAATGGAAAGAGATTTCTAAGTATGTTGCTCCCATGCGGCAATATTGGAGCAATGAGGACCCGAAGTCAGAAGTGCCCAAGGCTCCTGACGGATCAGTTTTCGATACGAAGCCGGCCAATGACGCTGATACCCTGAAAAGAGGGCTGATTGGTTATAATGTTGGGCCCCGGATACGATGGGCGAAGATTACGCTGTCTGATAAAACGCTTGCCGAGCTGCCGTTCGTAAAGGACTGGCTGGAAGCCGGCGAAAACATCGTCTACAAGATTTTCAATAATTCAAAGTTTTACACCGCAATCGCGCAATATCTTGATGATCTCATAAAGCCCGGAACCGCGACGATGTTAGTCGAGGACCCGGTTGAGTACATGAAACTCACCTATTCGTGCCGTCACCCGAAGGAAACCTTTATCACGACCGGCGAAGATGGAATGCCGGATTTGAAGCTGCGACGTATCTGGCTCAAGGGCCGCACGATGCTTCAGCGATATACTCCCGAAGAACTCGGGAAAGAGCTGTACAAGGTGTGCGAAGAGGGCCCGCTGGATTATCACCTTATTTACAATTTCGTGCATAAGAATACCGAGCATTTTGTCGAGGGGTACGGAAGCATGAGACGCCCTTGGATGAGTGTTGAGATATACGAGGCTGAGGATCGGATATTGCGGGAAACCGGATATTACGAGGACCCGCTGATTGTCGGTCGCTGGATGACAAACTCGGATGAGGATTACGGTCGTTCTCCCTGTTTCAACGCACTTCCGGAAATTCGCAGGATTAACGGCGTCGGCGAGACGCTGATGGAATCTGCCGATCTTTCGGTAAGACCGCCGTTGAATATTCCCGATTCGATGAAAGGTCAAGAGCGCATCATCCCTTGGGGATATAACTACTATAAGCGGGACAATCGGAAAATCGAGACGGTAGACATCAAATCGAACTACCCGATCGGGCTCGATCTGCTTCAGAGGATGTATGACAACCTGGAAGATCAGTTTCACACGAAGCTGTTCTCGATGCTTACCCAGGCTACTCGGCAAATGACTGCCCGCGAGATTAATGAACGGATGGGTGAGAGGGTTGCCCTTCTCTCTGCTCCGTTGACTAATATCAATACTGAGGTTCTGGCTCCGCTGGTAAAGACTACCTTTTTCAAGGCATTGAGAAACGGATGGATGCCGCAGCCGCCGATGGCGCTGCTTCAGTCCGGAGCGCAGATAGAGATTGATTTTGTCGGTCCATTGGCCCAGGCGCAGCTTAGGTATCACCAGGCCCATGCGGTAAACGGCGGGCTTGCAGTACTCGGCGCTATCTCCCAGGCGAAGCAAAGCATGGAAGTATGGGATAATTGCGACACTGACGACCTTTCCCGGCACGTAATGGAAAGTGAGGGATTCCCCGAGACGAGTATCAGGGAAATCCCGATGCGCGATAAAATGCGCGCTGCGCGGGCCGAGGCCGAGAGAAAGCAGCGGGAACTGGAACAGCAAGCAGAAGCGGCGAAATCGCTGCCGGCGCTCGGTAAGAGGCCACAAGCTGGATCGCCGGCCGATAAAATGATGGCCCAGGCAGAAGCCTGATGGAAGGGCCGAGCGAAATAGTACTGAAGCAGGAAGCCTTTAATCGGTTTAGAGGGGCTTTTGACAGGGACGATGGGCGGTATACTTTGGCGACAATCCTTCAGATGGGAGGATTTTGGACACGATGCGATACAGAAGAAGAGCGCATACGGCGTAACTTCTGCGTAGATATTTTAGAGGTTATGGGCATTACCAACTTCAGCAACGATAGTGAATTGACGAAGTTGATTGCCGATATGCCTACTACTTTTGGAGGTGGCTTAAATGTCAGACGAAGTGCAGACATCTGATCTTTTAGTAGAGGGGGATGATTCAGCCTTAAATGAACCCTCAAACGAAGGCAAACAGGTGGCTGATGGATCAGGGGCCGGAACAGCTCTTGACAAAGGAACGAAACAAATCCCGGCATTACATCAACAGTTCCCGAAGGAATTGCAAGGTCACGAAAGTCTTATGGGCTTCGAGAAGGCTGGACAGCTTGCAACGTCCTACGTGGAATTGAAGAAAAGCCAGGGGGCGAGTATAAAGCTCCCGGGCGAGAGTGCCACGGACGACGAGCGTGCCGCTTTTGTAGAGAAGGTTTCTCCATTTATGGGGCGACCCGAAACGCAAGACGACTACAAATTCGATGATGTTTCCTTACCGGAAGGGATGGAGGACTTCAAAGATATGTGGAGTCAATACGGCGATATGTCCTATTTCGCTGAAATCGCGTACAAGAATGGGCTATCACAAGAGGCTGCGAACAACGTGCAAATGGCTATCAAAGAGGCCAATGGCGCAGTTTTAAAGTCTTTTGTAGATGGATACGTGTCACACGTCAACCAGGACCTTGCCGCTGAAGAGCGGGACTTAAAAAGGGAATGGGGAAACGAGTACCCGCAAAAGAAAGAGTTGGCCAACCGTGCTGTATCTCAATTTGGCTCCGAGAAGTTTATTGAGATCATCAAGGCTGCGAAGGTAAACGGTCGATCGCTCAACTCCCATCCCGAAATGCGTCGGTTTTTCGCAACAATAGGGGATTCAATGCTCGAGGGGAAAACTCCGAAGAATGAACCTGGAGTAACGCTGAAAAAAGATACCGCATATCCCGACCTACAGAAATACTACAAAGAGCGAGGGCAGGACTTTGTAGAGCAGTAAGGGGATTAGTCTTGCTTTACTCAAAAGAAAGGTAAATCTAACTTTTTGAGGTAAAGCAAATGGCAACAATTGGCACGAAGGTCACGATGTATGACCTGGCAGAACTGTCGCACAATGGGCAACTGCTGGATATGGTGAAGCCATTAACTGAAGCTCAGGACCTTTTGAAAGATGCGCCTATGTACGAGGCCAATGATATCACTTCGCACCGGATTGTGCGGAATGCGTCGCTGGCGTCTGCTACTTGGCGTGACTTGAACGAGGGGCTTGACGCTTCCAAGGGCCGCGAGACGCCTATCAGAGAAGTGATAGGGAACATCGAATCACGGCTCGAAGTTGACATAGGATTGCTGGACTATGAGCGGGACAAAGAGGGCTTTCTTGCACGTAAAGAATACGCGCACATGGAAGGTCTTGGAAACGACCTTGGCGACGCCTTGGTCACTGGTTCCGTAGCCGGCGGCAATCACTTCGACGGCATCGAGGCAAGGCTTAACAGCCTGAGCGCAACCGATGGCTTCGGTCAACTGATGGCACAGACTTACGTAGGATCAGGTTCCGACCTGACTTCGATCATCGCAGTACAGTGGGGCCCGGATCAGGTCCACTTAGTATACCCGAGAGGGCATAAGTACTTGGGGATCGAAAGGGACCCGCGTGGAGTAGAAAGAGTCCTTGATGGAGACAGCAAGGCGTATTACGCGTACGTTATCCGGTTTGGCTGGAAAGGCGGGCTCGTAATAGCGGACGATCGGTGTGTTCGTCGTATAGCAAATATTGAAAGTGCGGGCGTGACATACAACCTCATGCATTCAACCTACGACGTTGACCCGATTATAGATGCTCTGATATCTATGAAGAATCAGGGAGAGGGCGCAGTCCTCTACATGAACCGCACGGTATATGGCCAGCTCTGGAAGGTCGCCAAGGACAAAACGAACGTGATTTTTGATGCAAAAAATCCTTGGGGAAAGCCTGAATTCTGGTTCGGCAACAACCGTGTGCGCTTTACGGACTCTCTGGTAAACACAGAGACGGCCGTGAGCTAAGGGGAGGCATAACCTATGGCAACTAATCCAATTGGTCGCGGGCAGCGCGACGCGGACGAAGCGGTCTGTACTGAACAGACAATCCCGCTTGATGGTGCTGATGATGTCTCCGAGAACACGTACGATACCGGCCTAACCACTCCCAGGCTCGGCCTGGGGGCACGCATAATCGTTGTGGTGGCTATCACCACGGCATTCGCTCATTCAGCCGGTGCGCCGACTCTCGGCATTGTTCTGGTTACTGACGGTGCGGCAGCCCTG